GTTGCAGACAGGGTGTCTAGAGCAATTTCCTGCCACGCCGAATCTGATCTGAAATAGAACTTGTTGTTTGTGGTGTCGATCGCGATGGTTCCATCAGCGGCAGCCCCCGAGGGCTCTCCGCTGGTAACCAGGTTGACAACACCGGCGGCGCTGGCATCGAGAGCGTCATCCGTTTTCAGGGTGTTGGCAGCAGAACGGTACAGAGTGACATCACCGGCAGCATCGCCAGAGCCCCAGGTGATCTTGCCGCCGGCATCAATCCTGACTCGCGGCTCAGAATCCCCATCGACCTTGACCCCGACCGCCTGCGACGATGCTGCTGCGAGTTCCTCAACGGAGATAGAGGTTTTGAATTTCTGAGCCACGGCCTCGACCGTACCTTTCTAATCCGCGCTCCTCAGAGCGCTATGAGATTGCCTTAGCCAGTAACAATAGCGACGTAGGCGTTGCTGGCCGGAGCAGTGGAGAAAGTAACAGTGGCCGTGTCAGTAGATGTGCGAACGACATCTGCGATAACCGTGTCGTAACTGGCCGCGTCGTAAACCTGGATGATTACATCGCGTGTTCCCATGTTGTGAGTGATCACAAATGCTGTTGCACTACCGTCGCCGATAGTGTCGCTCGCAATGCGAGCAGTTGTTGGCGTGCTGGTTGTCAGACCGGAAGCCGAGACAGCGAGACCGGTAACTGAGAGAACGCCAGATGTGAATGTAATGCCGTGACCAGCAGTACTGCTTGCCAATGCAACATCGTCTGCATTGACAGTAATGCCGTCTCCGGCTCCAACGGCGAGAACGCCGCTGGTGAAAGTTAGACCTGCGCCGCCGGTGCTACTGGCGAGAGCAACATCATCGGCATTGATAGTGATGCCGTCTCCGGATCCGACCGCGAGGACGCCGCTGGTGAAAGTAAGGCCTGCGCCACCGGTGGTGGTTGCCAATGCGACATCGTTGGCGTTGACCGTGATGCCGTCTCCGGCCCCAACTGCAACAATGCCAGTTGTGAAGGTGAGACCAGCACCACCTATGGCGGCCTGAAGGGCGAGGCCGCTGGCACTTGTACCCAGACCACTGATCCCTGGATCGATTTCGATTTCGAGGTCGTCGCTGGTGATGACAATGCCGCCGGTAGCAGCCACATTGACGCCGAGTACGTCGCCGGTTTTGCTGAGACCGTCACCGGCAAAGATTGTGCCAGCAACCGAGAAGAGGGCAAAGACGAGATCGGTTGTGCCGACAGTGATGTCACCGTCGTTGGTCAGCACCCAGCCGGAATCAGCGTTCGTTGTACCTTCTGAAACGAAGGTGAACATTCCTGGCGTCATCTCCGTGTTGGAGTCAGCGTCAGTTGCCCTGCTTGGTGCGCCAGAAGCAGCAACGATGTAAACGCCGTTCTCGGCACCAGTACCCTGGTTCTTGACCAGGACCCTGTCGCCGGTGACCAGCGTTACACCATCGAGGGTGTCGCCATTTTCGAGGTCACTTGACAGAGTGAGGGCAGCCGTAGTGGCGGCTACGACGGATGCCTTGACATCAAGTCCGGTGCGGGCAGCGTCGACGTAAGCCTTGTTGGCCGCATCCAGGTCTGCGGAAGGGGTGGAAACCTGTATACGACCGCTGCCGTCACGGAGGACGAGCGTGGAGTTGGTGTTGGTGCTTGTGGCGTTGTCGAGTTTTGTTTTGTCTGCACCCGTCAGAAGACCGGAATCTCCGCCATTGACAACGTCGGCAATCGAGTAGGTGGCCGTGCCGTTGGATTCAGAAACGGTCAGCGCGTTCGTGTTGGTGGCAAGAGCGTGGATCGCCTTGCGCCACGCAGCGCCGTCATAGACCTTGATAACATCTTCGGTCGTGTTGTATATCAATCGACCTTCGAAGTTGCCAGAAGCAGGATCAGACGCGAGTGCCTCGAGTCGACCGTTCAGAATCTGGTTCTGATTGAGGTCAAGATTGGTAACGAATTTTGTGGCCATATGCCCTGCCTTAGGTCAAATACGCGTACCCGGAGAACGCTGCTGTGAATGACACCGTGATACTGCTGTCGCTGTTATATGTTACATCACCTACAACATGGGTATCCGAAGTGTCAACGATAGTAACTGATGGTTTTCCACCCAAAGCATGGGTAATGCTCCATGACGTAGCGGGACTTGCTTGTGTATGGATAAAGCGACGGGTGTTTCCGCCAGGAACAGCACTACTTCGCACGACTATTTGATTTGGTGCGTTTTGACTGACAATAACCTGATTTGGAATACCAGTCATCGTGTCACCTCTGGGATGAGGGTGAAGCCCCCAGAAATGACCTTATTTACTTCCGCACCATCAACAAGTTCCAAGTCGTAAACGCCATCCGTGGCAAGTGCAGCCGTCTGGGTGGGAGTCATAATTAAACGAATTTCACCCATCTCCGCCGACTCCAGTTCGATTCCACTGTTCTCAGTAGTTAGTTCGATCATGAAATTTGCATCCGTGATCAGTCGACGGACATGCATCCGGGCGGTGAAGCCAGCCAGATTCCAGGGGAGAAATGTCTCTCCACTCGGATCGGTCAGATCGGGGTATTCGAAATTGAGTACCAACAGAAAGGAAGTGCCCTGTTCCGCCGTGAGATTATAGGTTCCAGCAAGCATTAAGGCCGCTCTCCTTGATCATCTACACTCATTGTAGATGAGGAAAGCGGCCCCAATGGCTTAGTACGTTGGTTTGGTTGCTAAACGGTCGAAGCCGAATCCTTGTTGGGTCCAACGCCCTTGAGTCCCATCGCCATAGCGATGGAAAGGGCAACGGCAACAACGCCTGCTTTCAGGTTGTTGACATCGCTGAACCCATCAAAGTCCGCTCCGGTCGCCATCCAAATGCCCAGGTAAGCCTGGACAAATGTACGGACAGCCCGTTCGATTGCATCGCGCCAAAAGTTCATGGAGGTGCCTTTCGAAGGTGGATATGATAGTGAGTACCTTATAAGGTGCTCGCCTCCATTTTACCACCTATAGGAATCAGTAGACCTCCATGTAGGCCACGAGACGGGCCGTGCGACTCTCTTGGGCTTCGATCGCCGCCTTCGTCCCCAGTACAATCCAGGTGGATCCGTCGTAATAAGCCATTGTTTTAGAGTTGGTTTGTCCGGTTCCACCAGAGTAGGCAGCCATGCCCTCCACCAAAGTGGTGCCTGCTGCAATGGCCGCGTCTCGAGCCGCCTCATCGACATAGTTCATAACCACCTGTTCGGACAGGTAATCGTTCACATCTGTTGCTTGAAGAATGTCTCCGGTGCTCCACACCTTCAGACCTTTTGCCATTTGCGAGCCTCCTAGGCTAATTGTCCTTGACCAAGAATACCAAGTCCGACATTACCGATGATGAACACGAACTGGGCAACGGCCGTATGGAAAATTTGATACCCAAGCGGCCTGGTTGGTTCTACGACCTCCAACACGTCTGTGGAAATATCACTATTGTTGGAGTCGTAAACGGTCTCAGACTGCAGTGTCTGAATCTGGATCTTCCAGGGATCGCTCAGGTAATTCGGGATAACGCCGACCCCCTGCGTCCCGGTCAGGACCTGCTGCGCAGATGACACCATCGCGGCACGCGTTCCTCCGGCATGCCCGTAATATGAATTAAGCAATTGCCAGGTTAGATAATCCGTGATGTCGGCAGTAGTCGTGAAATAATCACGATCAGTGCCCCCAGAATCCTTACCCTGAACGTTGTTCTTTAACTGTGCCCCAGTGAATTGTGCCAACCATTCTCTCGTTGAGTCCGTAACCTGTTCTGGTGTTGTGAGTTGGCTGGTGGCAAACTTCTCGGTTCCAGTCTTGCCGGCGGTAAGTTCGTTGAGTTCCAAATCTCTCCACAAAGAGTATGTGAGTAGAACGGAATTTGCCCGATCCGTTAGGGTGTCGTACAACTTAAACATGGGGTAAGAGGGATCTGTTTGCTCGGAATCTCTATCAAAATAGACATCCGGCATGGAATTGAGTGCGTTCGTAACCATCATGCTTCTTATGAAAGCATGATCATCGATAAGACATGGGACCGTTACATAAATTGGGTTGCCCTCATGGCCGTCAAAATCTAGAGTGATGTCAAAATAGCGGGATGCAAGGTCGAGTGGGTATGGAAAGTAATTGCTACGGGCAACCGTATATTGTTCTTTAACGCCCAACATGCTCCTGGGTGCGTATCCGGCCGGCTGTGGCTGTCCAGATTCCTTCAAGGAGGTCGTTGCGGTAGTTGGTTTTACGCACTTAAAGAGACAGTGGAACTGCAACTGGGAACCACCGTGTCCCTTCTGGTTCACGAAAGCATTCTGCAGATACAGGGAGCAGGTGCTGGTGCTGCTTGGAGACACAACGATGGTGTAGTAGTTGAGGTCTTGGGCCTCAGAGTCATTGATTGTGCTTGTGGCATTGGACGATGTCGCCCAGTTGTTGGTATAACCGGTTATCGAGACACGCTTGCCGACGGAGTCAAAGGTGTGTGCCTGGTTGGCGCGACTCAACAAATTCTGGGTAGTGGACATTACTAAGAGGCCACCGTAATGGTTAAAGTTATCTGGCTTGATGCCGACACGTTCGGGTACGAACCCTTTTGCATGTAATAAATATTTGGATCATCAGCAGCAGCCAGGGCAATACCCTCCGTGGTGCCACTGCCATACCATTCGGAAAGCGCGATCGAAGCCGCACTGGACGGTGCGATCGTGACCTTCTGAACGTACACCACGCCGTCTACGTCGTAGATCTTTCGAGCGATATCCGCTGCGAGAATTGATTCGCTTGTTCCGGTATATCCGTTGACGCTCAAGTGGGCGACGAGTGCGGCCTTGATGTCGGTGTCCATGGTAGTAGCAGTGCGATTCTTGCCCACAGCGACGGATGCGGTCACCGTCAGGTCAATCAAATGAGGGTCGACGGAGGCGATGGTCAAACCAGCAATCGTCTTGTTGGAGGCCTGCAGGGCCAGGGCGGTGTGCTCCAGGGCCGTCAACACGCGGCCAACCCCATACGCAACAATGAGACTATTCCCGGGGTGGGCAGTGGGGCCGGCACCGCCCGGATTTAGTGCTCGGTCGGCAGAAGTGGTCAGGTCGTATGTCTTGGATCTTGAAACGTGTGCGTTGCCTGTCAAGATATTTGCATTTAACTGACCTGCGGTGACGGCAGACGACGTCGTGGCGGCCAGATAGGTGGTGGCCCTGTCTAGATACTCCTTATCGGCTTCAGGGTTAGTTCCAGCACTAAAGTTTGTAACTGCAGCCGTCTTGACGGTGCCAACGTTGGGAATGACTGAACTAATCACCATGTCCAAGTTTGCAACGGGGGGAGGGTGAACACCAACGGCGAGCGACTGCAACGTGGTGTAAATCGTTGGATACGTTGCCGCCTCATAGGTGATCGCTGTTGTTCCCAGGGTGATGGTTGCATAAACATTGCTTACATTCCAAGTGGTACCCGTATTGGCGGTGCCTTCTGTAACGGTCGCATGTTGACTGAAACTGTACAGAGTTGGAACTATGTAATTGATTACGTCTTGCCCGGGGGACCTCGAAGCAGACCCAGAAGAGACCACGGTATAAATCCCGTTTTCTGCACCTGCAGTCTGGTCTTTCAACAACACTTTGTCCCCAGTGACCAAGGTCACACCATCAACAGTGTCACCATTCTCCAATGCGGTAGCAATGGCAACATTGGCGGTTGAAGCAACGCGAACGGTAGTTGTACTGATAACGATGGGATTCACTATGGCGAACGGGTAGTTCACCGTGGCGTCGTTGATGGTTACCGGGTAGGTGCAGGCGGTTCCGCTACCGATGGTCACATTTACGAGATCGTTCATCGTTATGACAACATCTACGCTTGCCCGCGTTCCTTCATCCCTGGTGACGCCGAGCATCCGCGTTAAGCCCTCCATCAACCTATTCGGGAGACGGTTGATGGCCGCGACACTGAGCATTTGCATGTACGAAAACGCCTGGAACATTGCGTCCTCGACGGTGCCCTGTCGAAGATTGAATTCGGGCAGGGTTACCCGTGCCAACTCCTGGGCGCCGAGGTATATGTCGACAGCGTCGACATCGTGTGGTTTCAGATTGACGTAAGAACTGTAATCACCAGGCATTATGTGCGCTCCACGAATCCTATGCTTACGTCGATGTCTTCGTTTTCGGAGAGCCCAACGTCGATGTTTGTAATGACGACCTCAGGAACAAAGCGTGCGGCCTGGACAACGAACTGCCCTTTATCCACCGCCCGAAATGTCGGATCAAAGATTCCGTACTCTGGGGTCAGCGGGTGACGATTGGGTTCCGTGAGGACAGCCATCGATAAGAGTTGGTTGTAATACGGCGTAGATCCCTCCCGTAACAGGGCCAGACCACTGGCTGCGAATTTGATTGGGAAAGCGATTGTATCCATAAGGAGATTTTACCTCACTAGTCCTCTAGCGCTTCGATCCTGGCGGTAAGTTCTTGAATCGCCTTGATCATGGGGGCTATTAGTTCGTCATACCGCAGACCCTGCTTCTCATGTTCCTCAACGGCAGGTCGTCCGGGCAGGTATTCGTCTGCTGGTACCTCCGGCGAGGCTTCAATGGTTTCCTTGGTCCAGATGGCGGTGTCGGAAGCGTCAGCGCCCAATACTGTTTCAACCTCTTGGGCGATCAACCCGTAGTGTGTCCTGACCCCCTCCCTGCCATCCGTGTGAGTCAACTTGAAAGACACGGGACGCAAGGCATTAACAAAGTCCAGTCCTAAGTTGGAATCAACTATGTCAGTCTTGTAGTTCTGATCGGAGGAAACAATGGGGTTATTGACCAGAAATATCTGGCTCCATTGGAGGCCAGCACTACCCAGATCGTAGTTAGCATCAGAGTATCCAAGAATACTGTACGAACGAATAGTACGGTTTATCGCCAAAGAACCGTTGGCGTTATTCAAAAATATGGCACTCCACTCACTCCCGCCAGAGACCCACGCTGGAATAAGTTGTAGGTACCGATTAGACAAGCCAGTAGCCCTGATAGTCAGCCCACCATTAACATGCTCCGAATGGCCGGTGTGGTACAAGTTGGAGATGCTGGCGTCCTCGTCATAGACGTACCAATCCCCTAGGGGTGCGCCTACACCGCCAGTACCCATTATCGTACTATTATCACCAAGCATTATTGAAGCACGATTTGATGTCGGATCAGAAGTCGGATCGATCTTGAGGGTCACGCCGGTTGGCGTGGTTTGTCCGCCGATATGCACCGGATACTTCGGCTCTTCAACGTTGATGCCTACCATACGTTCGACCGGCAGGCGATTGATTCGCCCCAGGATGACGACCTCTTCCAACCGGCTCTCAAGGAAGGCGCAGATCACCTGATCGTCCTTGACGTATGGATTCGTCTCCGGCCCCCTAACGATTGGGACATATCTGAAAGTTGCCTCCAACTCCTTAATGAAGACTTTGACGGACCCCACGTTGCCCCTGTAGCCGCTGAGAGGCTCTTCCCGACCTACCTCTTTAACGACTCCGCGATACAAACCACCGGGCGGAATTACGTCACTCGCACCACCAGTGGTGCTGTAGAACATGCTCATCGTGTCGCAGCGGAGAGACCCTCTACCGCATATTCTCGAATGTGAGTCTGGGCTCGCTCTGGCGACCTGAAGTTTACGGTTACCGGGTTGGTGCTCATTTGCTCGTACTCAACCCTGTCTATTAGAAAGAACCCACCAAGGAAATCAACCGGATGATTCGCCTCATCCCTTATCGTTAGACGAATGGTCATCCCTGGACGAAGGGAGGTTCCGGAGAACCTGCCAACACTTAGACTCCCGGTGACCTCAAGTGGGTCGTTGTCTGATCTCCTGATATTCGGGATTGCATGCAATTGGATAATGTCATCCGGGTGGCTTGGCCACTCGACCGGAACGTATGTGAACTCTCTTTGTGCACGCAGACTTGTTACCGGATCCATCCAAGAACCCGTCGCAGTTTCCGTGCCCCATTTCCCTAGCAGCCACGCCTGGGAGCCGTAGAAAAAATAACCATTGGCCTCAAACGCTACGAACTGGGTTCTCTCTTTATCCTCCCCTTTGGCGCTACTGGCCAGCCTCCTGATCACATCCCACCTGGACTCTCCACGTTCTTTCCCATACTGGAAGTGCTGGACGCCATCGCTGCCGCTGCTCATTGATCCCTCGCTACCTGCCTGAATGACTGGAATCAAACCAAATTTCCGCACCGTTTCTGCAACCCATGACGATGCGTCAGATACATTTCCTTCTACGATTTTGCTACGATCTCGCTTCATTTGTTGAATGGCTTTGGTTCGCAACTGCAGTTCCCAAACAGGACTGCTGCCTGGGCCCTGACTTACCGAGGCGGATGCAATCTCCATTAGTTGCTGAACGTATAGAGCCATTCTTGCCTTGTATGCATATTCACCAAATCCGTGCATCGTGTCGGACGTCCACCAGACATCACGAGTGATCCAAAAGTAATTATGCCTAGCCATCGCAAAGTTCTGGTCCAGCACGGAAAGAGACACTTCCGAGGCCATGTCCATGGAGTAACTGACACTCATAGACAAGATCGCCTCGTCTACGTCAGAGTCAATGTCTCCCTCTGTCCATGTCAGGCCTGGACCACGTTGTGCTCGCGTTTCCATTTATTAACTTCCCGGCGGGCCACCGCTAGACACGTTTGCTTCGGGTTCGGGGTCGCAGCCATCTCCGGAAGAAATGGACATCGCAAAGTTCTGTCCCGCTCGCTGATGATACGACGCAAGTGCGCTCATTTGCGCCGAGAGCGGGTTGGCACAGCCACCGCTGGTATCTACCGCTCCCGTCTCCACATCCTCCCCAAACCCAGGTGATGGAAATCTGGCTAGACGAATTTCCTCAATCGGAATTTCCTGCAACGTTAGTTTTACCTGCGCAGCCGTAATTTCTTTGTCACCATCGAGCATGGTGCGCCGCAACGAACCAAGTGACAGATCAGCGATTACAAACTCCAATGGCTTACCCGTCTGCTCTGCTCGCCTCATTGATATCCTCAACAGAGAGTCCATGCCATACACTGATATCGGATACGGCCGTTGTGCCATCCTTCGAAGCGTCTCCAATTCCTCATGGACACTTTTGAAAATACCATCCATGCGCTCGGCGATGAGAAATTCCATTGTCGCCTTCATGAGGTGCCAGCGACTCCATTCCACAGACGGCATATCCGCTGCGCGCGGAATCTCTGTCCATTCTGATCCGAGTCCCGCATACTGGATGTCTTGCGGGGTGTAAGGGAAATGGAATACATCCACTTGTGGTGTTATTACTTCGTTTCGATGCGGCCGGTTCGGGTCCCTTGATCCAAACTGGCGATCAACTCGCCGGTTCACACCCGGGTAATACTGCACCAGTTGTGGTCGCATGTCGGGAAGCAACGACGAGTCCGGCTTGAGGTAACCAAACGGTGCCTTAATGGTAATCGTTGTTGGTCGCCTCTGCGGGCCGAGTGGAGGAGCCGCCTCTACTGGTAGGGGGTCACGAGAGTAGCCCTGATCACCGGCCCTAATCCCCTCTGGAGAAAAGATGTCGATAGATAGTCTGCCTCTAGCCATAAACCAGTCTGCTTGTCCTTCAGTGAAACCACTATCAAGCAACCGCCGCTTAATGGCGTCATTAACAATTGCACCACTCATCCATGCCACGTTGGTACTCATCGTAGCGCGATCCAGTAGAACGGTGTCAGCAATCGCCTGCATCCTTGGCATTTGTGCCGTGTAGTACGAATCTAGATACCAATTAACGTTGAGTGCGGACTCATAGATCGGCCATGACGACCTACCTGACCTCTGTGGTCGGTTTGCAATAGCCGAAGTCTCGCCACCGGCCGTGGCATAGTCTGCGTGCTCTGGATCGACTCCTTTATTTAGGACTTCGATCCAACTCATTTCAGAGTTAAGACTTTTTGTTATGTACCGCTCTTCGTACCATCTGAACTTGATCGGTTTTGCTATTGACCAATCGCTACCTACCTGATAACCCATCCATGCCAGTGGTTCTCCCTCCATAGTTATACGGTTCCATAAAGGTACCCGGTACAAAATGTTGTCGAGTTCCACTAGACCCACTTTGTCGATCTGAGTATGAACTATGCCATGCCATATGACTCGCTTATTCGAGTTTTCTGGTGAAAGCCTGGTGACCATTGTGCCTACAGGCCAATTTTTTCTGGCGTAAGTGTCTATTTCTGACGTAGGGTTATATGGATAACGTCTGTCTTGGTTAATGCTCGTGGTTGCTACCATTACGCCCGCTCCCTACGGTTTCGTGAAGTCCGTTCGATTTCCGCCATCACCAATCTTGCCACTTCCTGGGGATGTGCATTAGGACCACCTTCAACATTGATGGTGTAGTTGTAGGTGCTACTTGCTCCTCCACCACCTGCCGGGCTGCTGGTATCGCCCTGTGCTGCGTTCGGGACCATGTGTAAGTGTCTGCCCTTGCCCGAACCATGGAACTCGGCGAATCCACCCGCGGCCTGGGTGAGACCCTGCAAGCCAACCAGATTCGAACCCACCACATCGAGGGCACGTCCCATGACGTGGTCTGACTTGATTGAGCCCAGTGCATAGTTCCGATAACCGGACGTAATCGTTCGTGTGCCCGGCAACTGACCATCGAGCGCGCTGTATTTGTTCATGGTCTGACTCATCGTTGAGCCGACGTCTCCTATGGGCCTGTTGGTGTCTGGGGCAGCATGGGGCGACGGTGATGTCCCTCCGGGAGACAATTGCTGGATGATCAGGTCCATGGCGTCTTTCATCGTGCCTGCGGCATCAGTGAGGCTCTCGGCCGCGGTGCCCATTTTCTCATCGGTGCTCATTCTTTCAAACTCGGTGAGTCGCCCGACCGTGGCTTCGTCCAGGCCAAATGATCTGAGTTTGCTTTGAACGTTATTAACGATCTGTTCTCGCATCTGGGGAGAGATATTGTCACCCATGCCGTCGATGACATTCGTAAAGGCATCACTCTGCATGTATGCCCGGAGTCCCTCCTGTTGGGTCATGGTTAGAGCCTGCACATCCCCTCCGGAGACTCCCCCTATGCCGAGTCCGGCCGCCGCTCCTCCGCCTACGACAAACTCCCTCAAGGTTGCTTTCTCCTTGATGTCCTGTGCCGTAACGAGTTCCTCCATCCAGGCCTTAAGCATCGGAGTCTGGAACCGGCCAGCCTCGCCTTCCAAGGGTCCGCCTGCTTGTGAGAATGCAGACCCGTCCGGCCCGAGCATCTTTATGATCTCGCTTGTGGCGTATTCGTTGCCACCGAAATCGATAAGGCCGCCCATCAGTCCCTGTATGAACGTGACAACTCCCGCTTCGTCCATGTCGCCAGCGTTTACTGACTCCATGAAACCTCGACCCAGTTCGTCGATCACGTTGGGTGCATTCGAAATCTTTTGGATGTCTAGCAACGGGTCAATGATTTGATCCGCTATGAAGTTGCCCCACATGGATTCAATCTTCGCTTGCGTAATAACCATCTGCCGGGCCAGGTCTCTGGTCATGGTGGTCATGTTGCCGAAAGCGTCATAGAGGTTGATTCCGGCTGCGTCAGCGAGTGCTCTGGTTCGTTCCTCTGTCAGGCCGAAAGTCTCGCCGAGAAAGTCCACGCGAGCCTCGTACTTGTCCAACACTTTGGCAGCACCCTGCAGAGAAGGATCCAAGGCCTCTGCGTGTTCTCTAAGGAATATGAGAGGATTTTTTAAGGCTTCTTCGATTTGCTTGGAATTTAGTTCTATTCCGTACTTGTCGGCATCTGCAAAGATTTCTCCCAGCATTCTGTCAGCGTCAGATATCGCCTGATGCGACACGGCGCCTGGTGTCCCTGGCTGAGAGAGGTCCGCGGAGCCCGCGTGAACACCGGTCGTGCCATTTGCCCAAGCACCCGGGTCGGCGATCTTCGTCTTGCGAATCCGTTCGAGGAGTTTTTGACGACCCTTTAAGTCGTATGCATCCCTCACACGCGCCGAAGTCATGCCCACGCGTCCGAACTCGCTAATAACCTGATTGAGACCTTCGGTCATCGCGTCGACAACCTGACTGGCTGCCTCGATCGCTGACTCCTTGACCCTGGCCCTCTCCGCTCCAAACCTGTTCAGGGCACCCTTGACGCCACCGAGGACGCCACCCACCAAGGCACCGACGGCCGCACCCACAAGGGGATTCAACGGCATGAGCATCGAGCCAAGAGCGGCACCACCCATTGCGCCAGCGCCCATTCCACCCATCACGCTTTCTGCCTGCATCGCACCACCGACACCACCTACGGCGAGCCCGCCACGCGCGTGGAACATGCCCACCATGGAGCCAAGACCCATTGCGCCTTGCATCTCCTCTGGACCGTACTGGGCCAACATGCCCAGACCCAGGCCGGCACCCATCCTTCCGCTCATGCTCTTGTCCATTGCGGTAAGCCGTTGACCCGCCGCCGTCTCTTGCCCCAAGCGACGATTCATATTCCATCTCTGGTATCCCCTCTTGGGGGCCTTTACCCCAGGCTTGTTCATCTCCCCCTTCCTCAAGGCATCCATTTCCGCCTTTCTGGACGCCTTGGTGCCGAAATCCTGTCTCAGGCTCGACCTAGCGCCCCCCTCAGGGACGTCACCGCCGCCACCCCCACCGCCCATGGGAATGGGCACCTGTTTAAAACCTTGGGCACCTGTTCCCGCGTGAGTGTAGGGCTGGTACATGTGGCCTGGTCTCGCCGCCTGACCGGTCACGGGGTGGAACCCTCCAGCACCACCACCAGCAGCAGCACCACCGCCGCCGCCAGCATAAAACGGGCCTTGGGCCTTCTGACTGATCTGCCCCTGTCCAGTGATGCCGCTCACACCAACACCACCGACGTTGACAGGTCCGTTGGCGGTGACGTTCATCATTTGTGTCGCCACGGGAGCATGAACACCCTTGTTCGCCTTCATCTGACGACCGGCCAACTGGAGGCCCATCAACATCATGAACGGACCCAATGCCCCACCAAGACCCCCGACAACCTTACTAATGCCCCGAAGACCACTTTCTATGTTGTTGATAATGCCGGCAAGACCCTCCATTATCTTGATGAAGAACGGCATTGAGTCAATGAACAGTTCCTTGAAGAAGGATTGCAGGGAGAGGAACGCTGTCAACAACGTGCCGAGCGCGTCGCCGAACTCCAGGAACACATCCCTGTTTGATAGCAACAATTTGTTGAATGAGCCGAAAGTTTCACTGAAGTATGAACCAAGTGGCCTGAGGATATTCATGAACATGTCCTCAAGGACTTCAGCACCCTTCAATAACGGTTGCAATCCAATGACGATCCTTTCCCACCCATCCCCAAAGGTCTTCCACCAACCACCGATACGGTTGAACATGCCCGTAGCCATGGGTAGCCAGGTATGGATGAGTTTCGTCATCCCACTTTCGAGTTTCTCCACCCCCGCCACCAAGACATCGACGAATGTGCCTTTACCGAATAAGCCGATATCTCCTCGAATGCGAAACATCATGCGAGTAATGATGTTGGTGACTTTCTCCAAGCCCTCCTTCAGGGCAGGCAAGAACGAATCGCCAAGATCTGCGAACTGGGTTCTAAGTAGCGTGAACGACTTTTTGAATCTAGAGACCAGAGTGTCGTTCATCATGTTCCATTGGCCAGCCACTCCACCCAGGAGAGACAGGTCTCCTGTGAGAATGGACTTCTTCAAAGCCTCGACGTCCTTAACGCCCCCCTTGGCCGCCTCCTCCAACGCCTTCTTCATCTGAGGGCCTAAGGCTTCTCCGGCCGATACGATCTGGCTCCAGTTCGACTCAACGTCCTGCAACACCCCGATGAATTCGCCAGCGGCCTTAATGCCCTTATCGAGCGGCTGGCCGGCAGAAGCAAAATCCATCAAACCACTCAGAAGGCCCTGCGACCCAGCAGTAAATGTGGACTTCTGATTGACTGCAGCAAATGCAGCGTTGAGGTTCTCCATGCCTGCAGAGGCGAGGTTGGCATCCGAGTGGAGACTTCGTACCACGGTGCGCACGCTGGACATATTGCCACCGAGTTCCTTGAACCCCAGGTTGAGTCCCTGGTAGCCAAACATGACGGTTTGTTGTTCCCGCAGAGCAGCCGACAGCGCAGCGAGAGCGGCCGTTGCCCCAGCGGCGCCAGCAGAAACCATCTTGATGGCGCCGTGGTACCCCTTCATTAACCATCTACCAACACCGAATAAGGCGTGTAGGCCGATCATTGCGGCGGCCATCAAACCAAATTCGCCAACAAACAATTTGGCGGACATCGAAATGGTTTTGGTAATGACTGAACCCATGCCTCTGACGAATCTAGAGAAATCGTCAAAGACCATCTCGAATTTCCGCGTGGTCTTCTTTAGATTCTTTTCGAGCGTGCCAGAAGACATCCCCATTTTGGAGAGTTTTCTGTCCGCCATAGCGGCAGCGGCCGTAACGCCGACGAGGTCTCGTTTGAGTTTACGAAGTTCCCGCTCACCGGTATATCTGGCTCTGACCTTAAGGTCAGCGGTTTCATCGGCCATCAGTGCTCCATCGAGACTTCGGACCGATTAATCAGGGGCGATTTGCGTCTCGTTCGCGGTCCTGTTTTTCCCGGTCATCCTGTATAACTTTAGCACAGGCCATCAAAATCAGCCATTCATCCTCGTCGCTATTAAGCAGTTCTAGAGGGCTGGCGTGGAAGACTTCAGACAGGCGGGCTGCCGATACGACGTAGTGATTATTGACTAAATTGTCGTAGACAGATTCGTAGGGTCCACGGTTTCGACCGTATCGGAATAGCCGGCAGCCTCCAATACGGCCAGCGCTGCTGCTTCGATATGAGGATCAGTCCCGAAGAATGACCTAACCGCATCTGGGACAGGACGCGTTTCACCGGTCATCCTGAGCACGTCGGGATGAGCGAAGTTCAGAAACACGCCATCGTCGTCGAATACCTCTGCGCCGCCCTGCTCGACACCGATAGTTGTATGTCCCACAACGAAACAGGCGAACTTGGTTGGGTCAAGCCCGTTCTTGCTGTCCTCACCAGCCTGCTTGCGCCAGTGGCGCATCTGGCTTTGAGTGATGTTTGGACTGATGCGCAAGTGGACGCCTTCTCGGGCGGGCACTTCAAGCAACACCACGGGTCGCTCGACCTCTTCGGCAATAGTTGCCTTGAGTTTGTCGAGGGGGGTTTCACTTGACTTGGCAGCCCTTTTCAGGACAGCCTTGTCGGGTTCTTCTGGGGTATACAGTTCATCAGCCATAAGCGTAAAACTAGCACATCCCAGTACTTGTTAGCAGCAACCCCTACGAGGCGATGGCGCTACCAGGCGACACGTCCTGGATGGCAAACGTCAACGAGAAAGTCGCTGGTGCGCCCGAAGAGGCGTCACCCTCGGCCTCGGTAATCCCTACCAGCAACGCGTCTTTGTACTGTCGGGAGTTCTTCGCTTCCTGGATGTCGCAGTTGTACACGTTGACATCGATGTCGTAGTAGGCCTGGCCCACCTTGTCGCGCAATTCGGCGATTTTCCAGGAGAGACCTGCTGCGTCAGTGCTTTCTACGAAGTCATCGTCGCAGTGAGCGGTGAGCGTGATGTCGCCGATCTCGTATGGGGCACACAGGACGGTCGGATGCTTGTCCCCGCCCTGATAGATCTTCTCAACAGATGCGGTGATTTCGCCACCGGACAACTGAGCAAACCTAAATCCACCCCACTTAGGCAAAGTAGCGCTGGCGGTGGTGATCTGTGCGAGAACTTGTCGCTGGGAAACGTTTGCTGCCATTAGTTAATCCTCCGTTACACCACTGAGGTGGTCAGGTTGCTCTTGGTGATGTCGACTTCAATTCTGTCGCCGACGCTGGAAACCCTCATACCAATCTTGGCTTTGACCAAACCGGTAGCCAACTGGGTAACGGGATTGATACCGGAGTTGCACACGATGCTGTAACCCCAGTCCATGCGCTTCCCGGTGGAGTCGAATGCTTCGTAAAGCGCTCCGGACTTCCGAAGGGGCTCCAGAATGCCCTGCAGTCGACCCGAAATTTGGGCGAACAGACTGCTGCGCCCGTCGATCACCGCAAAGACAAGGTCCTCAAGGGACGAGTTGGCTTGGGTGACAACGCTATTGACGACATCCTGTGCCGTGATGTAACGGAAATTCGCCGAATCGTTTGACAAGGAGCGGGCTCCATAAACGCGAATAGTGCCATTGATCACCCTGAGGGCGTTGGCGCCATCGACATCCATAAGGTCGCCGTTGGTTCCATCCACCTCCACCTCGGCGGCGGTGATGTAGCGAGCAATCGAGATGATGCCAGCACCCGGATGGTGCGGACCGATCTGATTATGGGCTCGCGCTCGGGCGGCAGCGGCAAATCCGATCGGCGGGATCATCCGGCTGACACCCTCAACGGAAGTCGGCTGGTAAACCCACGGGAAGTAGTACGCGGCATGTTCCGCATGCGACTCGGTAGCCATGGTGCGAGCAGTCACGATCGAGTTAGCGATTGACGTGGCAGCCGCACTATGAAGAAGCGCAACCCGGTTGTAAGTGTTGGCGTGTGCGATAAGGCCCTGATACACCGCTGTAGCGGCTGATTCGGGGTTCGAGACGGCACCGGTGCCATACGCATCGTTGAAGAGCAGGAGGCCGGCCGTGTAATGTGTGCTGGTAACGCTGGCGCGGTCGTCTCCACCCGCGCTCAACGCGGTTGCCGATGCGGCAGCGGCGATAGCGCCGCCCTCGTCAGTGACCGTGACGAGTCGAGAGGCAACTGCGCTCAAAGCGAACTTGCCAACTACAGCCGCGTTGCTCGCAGCATCCCCAGTTGAGAACTGGTTGACACCACCGAGTGCGAGTGTCACGTTAATCGTGCCAGCAGCGGAGCCGGCAGCGACCAAGACCGTAAGGCCACTACTCCACGCTCCCGCACCGACGGCGTCGAACTTTAGAGCGTCATCAGGTGTCGCACTGACGACCGTAAGCGTGCCGCTTGTAGCCGCAGGGCCAACGACGCGACCGACGTAGCACTGGGTCCCACCCTCTTCGAAGAATGTCTGAACCGTGGGGTGCAAATATGAATATGTCTGATAGCCGCCGTAGTTAAGTTCGAAGTCTTCGATACCCGTAAGCAGGGTGGCGCTCGCTGTTGGTCCACGCTCTGCAAGCCCACAGAAGAAGGCTTGTGAAGACTGACGAACAGTGGCGCTGGTCGGTCCAGTTCGAGTTGCAGTTGTAATCGTCACACCAGGCATATAAGACCGTCCCGTTGGTTGTCGAACCTACCGACAAAATTAGGTTATTTGTATTGTACAGGCCCCTTGTGGAGCCAGCGTGTACCTGATAAAGAATACCAGACAGCGTTAGGCGTCCGACAGCGGGTTGGAGTCATAATCTCCATCTTTCGGTTTTGCCTTGTCCTTCTTGGGCAATACCGATTTTCGAGGCTGCTCATGAAGAACAAACAACTGACCGGAGTCGATCATCGCGCGAGTCTGACCATCGAGCGCAGAGACCGCGCCCGTGCCCTTAGCCTCAAGATTCCTGCCGTCCTCTGTGACTTGCACGATGTAGGCGCCAGGGTTCTTGAGTATGATGAGTCCGTCGGCCTTGGCCTGATCAATATCGGCTGCATCAAGTAACTTATAAGTGATTTCGCTCATACGATGATTGTACCCTATTCCTTACTAATGGGCTGTTCGGCGCCGTCGAATCGAGCCACGACACGCAGCCATTGATTGGCAATACCGGTGACCACGTTTGGCAGGTCCGCAGAACATAGAAAATACTGGTATGGCTCTGCTCGATGTGGAACGTGACAAAGATCGAGAATCATGTTGCTTCGATTGTGAACCACAACGGCATTCGCTCGTGACCAATCGAAGGCCACGGCATCGAGAGGTGCGTTCAGGCGCTGACAAATGCAAGAACTCATGGCACGGTCTGGAATAATTCGCTGTCGGTAGGCAGGTTGAGTGTTATATCGTCGGGCGGAGTGTTCTTGACCCCAAACTTGATCTGACCCACCGTGCCGATGTCTGCCCGCGACACGACCTCGTCAATGTTCAAGTCATATCCAAGATAAGCGCCAGCCATTACACGCTCACCCTTCAGGAGAGTCAGGTCGGAAAATTCTTCACGCAATGAAGATGGTTGGATACCAGCGTTCCAAGTACTCAGGGGATCGGTTGCTTTCAAACAGGGTCGATCAAGTAGGGCAGAACGGATAACGGTTGTTAGGCGGTCACGCATGAGGGTGGTCGCCTCGGATCCCGCTGTTCGAACCCACGCATAGGTGCGCATGGCGTAGGTCATCCGATACACCGGATCCACACCCGACGGTCCACCGTTGCCAATCTGCTCCATGTTGCTTGTAGAAATTGCCACCGTTATGACAGTGGGCCAAGCATCAATCGCAATCGGCTCATAACTGAGAAATTTCGTCGGAACCGGCAACTCAGAGTCATCTATCTGCCAACCGTTACGATATTCGATTAGACGGGTGGGCAGATCAACCGTCAGGAAAGCCGTAACGTACTCTTTGGCAAATTGACTGCCGTGCATCAGTGCGTATGAAGTGGTTGCCATCAGAACCTCTTCGTTTCGTGGCCCGTGTTGACATGCTCGGCCATCATCTCAGCCCAACGTTTGGCTGCCCCAACAGGTTCGAAAATTATTTCACGTTTAGGCATCTTGGAAGTTCCGTACTGATGAAACTTCGCATAGTGAATGTCAGGCAAGGAGAACCGAACTGAATTGCGATCCATTTCCACATTGGCCGAATTTATAGATGCAACACTACGAAATAGCATGCCCGTCTGGACCATTGGTGGAGCCCCAGGAAAGCGAGTGGTCTTCCACGACGCATATTCTGCCGTCAGCGGAGCCCAACCACCCACCGCGAGACCATGGGTCGTGAAATTGTCACTCCACGCTGCCCGCAACTCCTCTCGGATCTTCCGAAAGATCGGCTTGAAATTCTCAGCGCGGTGTTGCATGCCATCGATCTCGTCATGCATCCCCTGATTGTCGAAATCTACATTGAGTTTGATGCGAGCCATTAGGACACGCTCACCCGACGGAACTTCTTAACCGCCAACAGTTCTCTTTCCATGAACCCGGTTTCCATTGTGGCGACGTTGCGTGGCTCTAAATCCTTCACACCCACAACGTCATCGTGCATGTTCTGCATCTCCCGGGTGGCCGCGCGCAGAATCATCAACTTAAAGACCTTGATATTTTCCCCCGCCAGACCAGCGTTATAGGTCACTACGATCTTGTCGTTTGCATAACTGCCGTAGACGTCTACGCCAAAGCGACGAACGACATAGTCTTGGTTCTCAACGAGAGTGCTCGTTGTGGCACCAACCATTGCTGGAGTCCGCGTAAGGGCCGTAATGGCTGTTACAGGGCTGTTGCGGAGATAAACCGTCGCAGGGGGCTCCGTAAAGATATGGCTCGCTGCTGTCGCCCCAGCAGACATTTCCGACGAGTCATAGTTGTAGAAGAAGGATCCCATGGGAACGCCGACGTGTTCTGAGGGCATGATGTAGGTTTCAGTGAATGCCTGATTCTCCACAGGGCGTTTCAAGTAGGTCTCCAGTTCAGACTGAAGGCCATCTAAGACGATTTGACACGCGTCTTCCTGCGTGAGGGACAAAGAAATGTCCATAAAGGTCTTAACGTCAGAAATCGTAACCAGGGCCATTTATCCAGCCTCCCCGAAAGGTGGACTAGCGGCGGCCTCGACGAACGCGCCCACCCGTTATGCCGCCGGTACCGAAGAGTCGACGTGCACCTCGAAGTGCACGACCGAGGACCTGACGGACTCGTCCAGGCCGTGCGCGCTCTTCATCACCAATGTCACTTTGAGGCATAACACCACTCCAGTCGGATAGAAACCCACCTGTAGTTTAGCACTGGAGCGCCTTATAGAGTTTAGCGATCAGGGTTAGGGGGCTTCTCGATAACGATTTCCTCTGCCACTTGGTGCTTGCGTGCCAACTCGCTATCCGTTGACCCCGGGGGTGCCTCAACTGGCACCCAGGCTCGGGAATAGTTGTGGTCAGCGACCTTGCGGCGCTTAATGATCGAACCATCCAACATTAATTCCAACTCGTCAAACTTCATTGCGAAGTGATCGTTGAAGTCGGTCGAAGTCATCTCCGCTGCCCGCTCCAAGGTTTTGATCAATTTTGACAACTTGTGGGCCACGAGTGTCCCCCGGCCACGATTGAGTTGAATATGAAGCACCATCGATTCCGTCGTGCCGCAGTCGACCCACACCACGGGAACCGTGCTTCCAGGATCCCCTGCTGAAACAAGCCGTAGACGATGTCCACCGTCGATGACGTTGGCTCCCTCGCGCTGGACGACCAGTGGTGACAGAATCCCGTACTTCGAAACCGACTTTGCCAATACCGAAAGATCCGGCTTCAGGATATAGGTAGCGTGCCAGTCGGGAATGTTGAGTGACTCACACTCAACTTGTTCAATTTCCATTTTCTATCTCTTTCATGCGCAGAGTGTGTGCTCTGGTCTTCGGACCGACCGGAGTTACGGAGGCTGCACGGTTGATTTCCTTAAGGAACATGTGTCGTATCAGGTTCTCGAACGGGTACGAGTGGGGGTCCCTAGCATGCTTCTTTCGAAATTCTGCCACGAACGCTTTAGCCCGCTGGGACTTGACGGGACCAATCATGTAAACCTTGATGAAATCCGACAATCCCTCCCAGCCGGCCCGTGCGTAGGCTGCTATGAACTTCTCGACATCGAAGTCCTTCCACCAACGACGCTGGGCGTCGATCTGAGGAAAGCATTCGTACAGTCGATCGTAGAAATCCGGCTCCGTAGCAACCACATCTCCGATGCGTCGGATCGCGACAGAGTGGAGCGGTATCCCAACGCGAGTGTTCGAGCCGGTCATTGCCGCCCTGTCGTAATACTCACAGTAGGGGGCATTGTGTTCTTCGGTAATAAACTTGAAAACGTCATTGACGTTCCAGTCGTAAATTATCTTGGCGAACTTCAGCGGCACACTCTTACTCAACTTGTAGGGATGGTTGATGTAGTTCTCATGCAACTTCTGAACCACGGACCGATACCGCACCATCGATTCGGCTGCTCGCACACCTGTGATGAAAGCGACACTACCCGTTTTACCTTGCATGGTGTAATAGTCAATGGACTTGGGCAAGGTTTCGGAATGGTCGAGTCCGAAGTGATAACCGGTTATCGCCCATTCTGGGATTTCTCGAACTAGCCGTCCTTCTTTGAGCCGCTTCTCGCCCCACAGGATTACCGTTTGACGCCTACCTAGAACCCAAACCTCGGCACCACTGGGGAGGCAGTACCACTCCATGTCAACCCAATCAAAGTTTCTGACGAGATTGATGTACTCCAGGACGAGAGGACTAACCATCTCTTCGTCTCGAAAGATGACTTTGACCGGTCCCAGTCCACGTTCTTCGTGGATCTCTTTTGCTAGATACAAAACAGCAGTGCTGTCTTTGCCTCCAGAGAACTGAACGCAAACCGTGTCGAAGGTGTCATAAACGTGACGGATTCTTTGACGAGCCGCATCGACACACGAGATGTCGAGAAACATTCGTTGGCGACTCATACCTCTGAATGGGCGTCGATGTAGGACACCAGTTTCTCGCCAGTCGTACTTCCCTCGTAGCCGGCGTCGCTACGGAGCCAACGTATGAAATCGTACCAACGCTTCTGTTGGGCCGGATCATCAAAGACAATCGTGTATTGAACCACGGCGCGCGGTGCGGCCCCCGGCACAATCGCCGTGCTTCCTTGAACGGCGATATCTTCGTGGTCAACCGAGTCGTCAGCAACGATTCTGAGCGTCCCGTCTTCGTCTTCCCTCACCATTCCAGCGATGGTTTCAGCAGCCTTTCCGGCCAGTTCCGTTAACATCGGACGGATGAATCCCCCCTCGTCCACTTCGGTGGGAGAGACAATCTGTTCTTCGTAGTAGGCGATCTCGAAATCATCCCACTGGAGGCTGTCCATCAGGTCGCCGTAGTCGTCGACAATTTCAAGGATCATCTGCGATGCTTCGGCTGAATCCGTATATCCCAATTCCATGGTTCGGTTGTCTGCAAGGGCGAATGCAACCGCCCGCTTGTCGTCCGCATCGATCGGCACGGCGGCAATGTGCGTCCATCCGAGACGCCTGACTGCTTCAACCTGGTGGTTCCCGGCAATTACGGTTGACGTGCCGTCTTCGTTCGGCCTCACCACAATTGGTTTAACCTGACCAAATTCCTCATAGGAAGCCATGATCGCCGGAATATTGCCGACTCGCGGATTGTGTTCCAAGGCGGTCAGTACGTCAAGCGGCGTAAGCAAGGCGCTCAGTGACTCGTTGACATTGTGTTCCATTACGGACCTACTTGGAATCTGACGTTGGCGTTGAGTGTTCGCATGGCATCGATCGAGGTTCGTAACGATAGCAACTTTTCACGCTTTGCCTTGACGAGAGCCTCGGCACATTTAAAATCAAACTGCGTGTCCGCCAACTTATAGTCGGCCCACGACTCTCGTTCCTTGATCGACCCCTTGGCAGACAGGTATTCCTTGGCCCAACTACCCTTATAGCGCGACTCTTTCTTTGCAGCATCTTCCGCCAACTGCTCGAAGGCTTCCGTTTCGCTCTCTAACGATTCGATCAGGTACATGAGTTGATTCTCAATGTCGACCTGACTAATCGGCTGTGATCGATTCACCATTCTCCATTCCCGCCATCATCAGTAATGGCTCCCAATCAATACCATCAAGAGCCTTGCGGTTTTCCGCTGGCCATTCGTACTGACTCTGGCCAAGACATTCGAGACCCATTTCATGAAGCACCCAAGCATCGATGCGATCCTCAATGCCCTTACCCGACCATGACCTGTTGGTTCTGAACGACACCGCCGAAACAACCTCAGCCTTGCCGGCGTTTCCGCGACCAGTAGCGAACTTGGCTCGCGAAGTAGGAGGCACGAGCACATAGGGAATCCATGCTTCGTTGAACGCCACCTTCAGCACCCCACCGAGTTCCCCCAAGGCGTGCGCTCGAGTACGCGACCCGTAAGAGTAGCCCTCCATGATCACGCACTTAACATCGTTCTCAAGACACATCCGCAAGACATAGTCACGGATCTCTACCAGCCGTGGTGCGTCTTCTTCATAGGAGTGATACGCGACACAGTGGTTGTCGCCAACGCATATTCCCGTTGAGGTGAGGGATGGATCAAGCCCAAGAAGATTCATTGCATCCAACTCCTCTTGGCCAGACCCAAGTCCACAGACAATTGCGGCTCCCGACCGATTCGGTCATGACACCGGCGGCAAACTGCCATGCAGTTGCTTTCATCAAGAATCGATCCGCCCTGGGAACGTCGCTTCAACTCGTGGATGTCGACGCTCCCACTTCTGACGTAGGACCCTCTGCCATCATGCGATGCCCATATCGGACAGGCTTCACAATAGGGACGTTCTTCCAGCATTCGCTTGACAAGTTTGCGGCGCTCGACATATTCACGCTGCTTCTTCTTGCTACGACTGCGCATGGTTGGATCCTACTCTCATCAAAGGGCCAGAGAATCGACTCTGTCGAATTCCCATTTGTTGTCGAGGGTTGCCCACAACGCCCGATCAACCGCAGTGTCTTCCAGGTCGAAATCATTAAGCATGTTCCTGTGGGTGCTGATCGCTCGACGGTAGAAGTCCACCGTCTCCCACGGATTCTCGTCTATAGGCTCGCCGGAGTCGACCATGGACGCGACTTGGTCCAACCGACGGTCGACATGAAATTTGAATCGCTCGACTCGAGTCTTCTTACTACCGTAAGCACGCTCGGCCTCATCAGCCAGTCGCTTGCCCTGTCGTCCCATTGCTCCGTATCGAACTGAATCAGTCTCAGCGTCTAATACGACATTTTCGATCTGTTCTTCAAGGTTTTGGACGAGAGCCAACAGGGCCCGCTTCCAGCGATCCCAATTGTCTGGTTCCAGAAGGGTGCTGCGTTGCTGTATGGAGGCACGATTCTTCACATCGTCAGCAACCATCCTGGCAAAAAACTCATCAGGTATGCGACCCATCTGGTTCCCCTCTAAATCCACTCTGGACAGATCCCCTTGTAACTACACCAACCACACAGAACCGACTTCTGTGCTGGAAAGTCATCGGTTTCACAGGCGTGATCTAAATCCCGCTTGACGTCCTCAATGTATTGAGTTGTTTCCGCTACGTCAGTAGGACCAAATGGAACCTCATGCTTGATCCCATCTTTCAAATACAACAGTTCCAGACTGGCGGTTTGCCCGATCCCCAATATGTCGATAAGCGTGCCGTAGATACGAAGTTGCAGGAATCGCTGGTCCACATATTCGGCGCGTGGCACCTTGCCGGTCTTGTAGTCGGAAATGACAACCCCGCCATCCTCATTCAGCGTGAAGCGATCGATGAATCCTTTGATGGTTATACCCGACACTTCACCGTTGAGTTCGAACTCAATTCCGTCGGGCTCGATCCCTTCCGGGTCTTCAATTTTCCACAAATTCTCGATACACCACCAGGCCTTCCAGCGGAACAGCCGGTATTCCTCTGCATCCGGAACGAGTGGCTTCACCCTTTCCTCCCAGTTGCCGCTGCTCCACATCTCCCCAGCCAGAGTCTTGGCCCGAGCCTGCGTGCGATCGATGGGCTCTACCTTGTACAACTCTTCAAGAACGTCGTGAACAAAGTTCCCCATCAGCGCCTCTTTACCCGAGGGGTCGGGAATCTTGTCGATCTTGTTGTACTTGAACTTGAGCGGACACTGACGGAAGGTCCCCATAGACGAGGGCGACAGGTGAGGGGGCGGTACGGCTGTCATACCAAATACCCGTGAGTCAGACTGAAACCAGCAGGTCCCGGTGCGGCGGGCACGCCCAGAGTCGAACCGGGACACTCGTTTACGTCGATCGGTGCGATGGTCTCAACCACCTTAAACATCTCGGCTCCATCGATCAGGGCTTGAAGGTCCGCCTTGGAGTCGAGCATCCTTGGAGTGATCTTGTTGCCGTCAGTCGGGAGGGCGTCAGCAATGTTCTGCATCGCTACCTGCGTTTCCCGTTCCACAAGAGCAGTGCCACGGATGGCAGAATCACAAATCTCCATTCGTAGGTCAATCGTTAGAATCCCGCCGTCCAAACTGACTGCCGAATCAGCGATCATGGCAAAATCTTGATAATCAAGTTCTGCCTGTTTGACAAACGCCTTACGCTCAAGACCCGCAACCGGAGGCATGTTGCGGTTGCGTACCGCTTTGGCCCGCTCATAAAATCGCTGAACCATTGCCGCTGTATCTAAGGTATCCACTTGTACTCACCTTCCTTTATTTAGATTTGGATTCTTCTTTCTTCTTCATTCTCTCGGCTTCCTCGTCCCGGAGGCGAAGAAGTTCTTTGCGGGTAAACGTGTCTTCGTGTGTTTGCATGATGGTTCCCATTATTTGACTCGGTCTGCTTTCTCGTGAATCTGGGTGTTACACATATTGCACAATCCCTCGTACCAGTCGGCTGCATTGCCGCTCATAAAATGGCGGATGCACGAGGGACACTTCCAGTACCCATCTTTAGCACAAGACTTAGGTCGTGACAACTTCAACCCCTAGGTCAATCTGTACGCACTTTTCGAGCAACGCAGTTAAGTCCTCAACGGTGGCAGAGGCCACGGTGGGCTTTTCTCGGCCACCCCCGTACTCCGTCCAGAACTCCCCCAACGCAGCCTTCTGTTCCGGGTTGAACTTGTTGGTAAAGCCCTTGAAGTTGCCCCACAACGCTGCGACCTCAATCTCGGCATCCGTCTGAGGTTCCTGCTGCTCGTGGAGCAGGGCTTCTTCGGAGCGAGCGAGGTAGAGGCCGACACCCATTGCCTGAGCGGCCTTTTTCAGGGCGTCACTAACCGCCCCCTTGAACTCGTTCCCAAGGTCGACCGGCTTTTCGCCACCCTTCATGTACTTGACTTCCTGACCACCGAAGCCATCCCTGTGCACGGTCTGCTTGTCAACGGTGGCGGTGAGGGTGACGTGGGCGATGATCCAGTCCGGTGCAACCGCATCGCGGTGGCAATCCTTGACGGCATAGGACCAACCGTCGACCCCCAACACGTTGTTGAGGCGAGTGATTACCTCGCTGACTGGGATGTAGGTCAATGATGTTCCGCCCTTGCGGAGAGCCCGCTCGACCTCCTTAGGAAACGGCTCGGAAAGTCGCTCAAGTTGGCTCATATTGCGTCACCCCTTCTAACGATTACGCTTATTTTTGGTTCGGACGAATTGCAATAATTATCTGGATTAAGCCCGATCTTGTTTAATTCGCCAACCCGCCAATACGACGGCTGGAGATAGTCGAGAAATTGCACCATCATTTCCCTAGGTGTCAACATCATTTCGCCAGTTTCCATATCGATTGACGACTGGGAAATCCGGTCAGCCACATCGGCGGCAAGATCCTTGTGACGCCAACCGGATCGGCTGGCTGCCATCTTGCGCTCGATCTGCGCCCCATCCCTCAGGGCGACGATCTGGTTACTGTCCATGTATTCGCCGAGCCGCTTGGCCAGCGTGTCATAAACGGTAGCCATGTCCCGCTTGGCAAGATTCATCTCAAGCAGCAGTTCTGCCATCTCATCGACTTCTCGATCGATGTCGGTGAACGCTTTGATCTTAGTGTCGATTTCTAGAAGGTGGTTGCGAAGCGAACGAACGTCATCAGGGGTCATGAAGCCTCCGGGCATCAGGTGGGGAGGGGATTTCAAACTACAATAGCGGCCCGTTTGCGTTGAGGCAAGCCTATGCCCGTGACGTGGGAGAAAGCCCCCGTGGCCGAGTCGACCTGGTCATCGTGGGCGCAGGCTTCAGGGAATGAGGACACCTCGTCCAGCCAGTCGGTCAACCATGTTCCCCGCACCAAACGCACATTGCCATTGGCCACGGCCGCCGCTAGCGGGCGAGCCCTCGTCACCTTGTCACCAGTGGCCCTGATCCCCATGAGATCAAACCCCGGCAGAATGTACCGGGCGTACTGATCGATCAACGCTTTCCCTGACGAGCCAGGCTCTTGCTCTATGCGGATCGGCACGGCAGCGCCATCCTCGTAGGCCGTCTGGGCGATGAGACGTTCGATGTCCTGACCCTTACCCCGGTGCCGTCTCACGTCCAGAACATAAGCAACGCCCTGATCGAACAACATCAAGGTGCCGACGGTCCAGTCGGGATCCGGATTCGATTGGCTCGGCTCGGTCGCTGCCAAATCCCAGAAGCGCACCGCCCGAGCCATCGGGGTCAACGTCGGCACTTCATCGCTTTCCATAATTACAATTGATTCGCGATTGAACATCGTCCCCAGGGTCGTGGACCACCAGTCGCCCTCTTCGAGACGCTTGCGTTCCACCGGATCGAGCGCCTGCAGCGATCGACGATACGAGTCGGCGTCGATGCCGGGGTTGTCTTCGAGTTTGGACGGAACGAAGATGCGACTGTTGTCGTGCCCTTCGACGATGAAGCGTTGCCTGACCCAATTGGGCGCGGGGTTAGACGCTGCCCGCATCCTGAGCGGCACTTTGGAAACGGGACCCGATGCCGGCCGCCGCAAACGGGAGAATAGATAACGGTAATCGTGCTCCCGGATTTCGGTGACTTCGTCCATTCCGATGAACTGGAATTCGGCACCTTTGTAACGGAGATAATCCTGCGAGTTGTTCAAATAGCCAAACGAAACTCTCGCTCCTGACGGGAACGTTGCGACGTACATCGAGCCGTTCCACCTGACGTCATCGACTTCTTCAATCCATGCCGTGAAGCGATCCATGATGGCACCGGGGAGCGCGAGGTCAGCATAAGTTCGACGGAAAATAATGGCGTTGTAGCCAGGTACATCTACATACTGGAGGGCCGACATGAGGAGGGCGGAGGATTTGCCGCCCCCGGCCGCACCACCAAAAAGCGCTTCGAGGGCATAGGTGCGCAAGAAAACCTTCTGCGTCAGCGAAGGGGTCTCCGGGCAATACGGAGAATCCCTCGGCTGGAGGAACTCTAGGATTTCATCCCAATCGGTCACAGGCACAACTCCGGTCCTTATCCATTGTAGACGCGCTGGTGCGATAGGGTGGCGTCCATGTCATTGTTGGGTCGGTTGCGCTCCATGCTAAATCGGGGAAACGCCGCAAATCTGCTGATGGTATCCTTTATTATATGCACTAGCGCAGGTGCGTGGATGATTCGCCCCTCCTTGGGGCTTATAGTCGCCGGCGCAGCATGCGGTCTCCTCGGCTTCCTACTAGGTCTTGAGTAAATATGGCTTGGAATTCTTCCCAAAACAAAATTCTCGGAAATACCGGAACCAAGGCGTACACCATTGGGCCTGGGGCACCTGTCGCCCAAAACCCCAATTTGGCCGGCAAGGCATATCGCGACCAATGGGACATTGAACAGGCTTACCGCCAAGGCGTACAGAAGGTCACTTGGGTCGCCAGATGCATTGATGCCATCGCCGGCAATCAGGCTCGCCTGCCCATCGTCCTCCGAAAGAACAATTCTCCGGATGGAGAGATCGTCAAGAACAAGCGATCCAAGGATTCGCTCCTCCACATCCTGAACAGCAAGTCCAACATCGGAGAGAACTCCTTCATCTTTCGATACCGCCTGTCCTCCCAACTTCTCATGGGAACCAGGGGTGCGTTTATCGAAAAGGTGCAGGGGCGCGACGGACGAATCCTCGGGCTCAACCTGCTGCCGCCACAATCCACGGCCCCCATCCCGCACCCCAAAACATTCGTATCCGGCTACGAGGTAATGATGCCGGACGGGACGAAGATCATCATGAAGCCGGATCAAGTGGTTTGGATTCGACGTCCACATCCATTGGACCCGTACCTCTCTCTAACTCCCATGGAGTCCGCTGGCGTTGCGATCGAGATCGAGAACCTCGCCAAGTTGTACAACCGGAACTATCTCCTCAACGATGGTCGCCCGGGTGGACTCCTTGTAGTCAAGGGTGACATTGACGACGACGACAAGATGGAGTTGCGCAGCCGGTTCAGGGCTAATCTCGGAACGGCTGGCGCGACAACGGTAATCGCCGCAGATGACGGGGTTGATTATGTCGACACTTCAGCCAGTCCCCGAGACGCTGCCTACATCCAGATGCGCCAAATCACCAAAGAGGAAATCCTGGCCGCGTTTGGCGTTCCAGAGTCTGTAATCGGTAACGCCGCAGGCCGAACTTTCGCTAACGCTGGCGAGGAAATTCGAGTCTTCTGGAGCGAAACGATGATGCCCCATTTGGAGCATCTGGCCCGCGCATTCGACATTCTGGACGACAAGCATTATGTCGACTTCGATATCAGTGCCGTCCCCAGCCTCGCCCTTTACGAGCAGGAACGGAATCGCTATGTGAAAGAGGAGTTCCAGACCGGCCTAATCAGTGCCAACGAGTACCGAGAAGCATCTGGTCGAAAAATAGTCCATTCGGAGTTGGGCGATTCTCTTCTCCAGAACCCGAACCTGACTCCAATCGGCAATACTCACAAGGAAATGGAAACGCCCAACGCTCAAATGGGTGGACCTGGCGGCGCACCTCCCGGCATGCCCCCACCGGGTATGCCGGGCGCACCACAGCCGGGAGCCCCAGGCGCACCGGCGATGCCGGGAATGCCGCCGGGCCCAGAACAGCCGCTTGACCCCAATACCATGCAGGGCGCACTCGCGGCACAGCCGGGTCAGGCGGCACCGGGACAGATGTCGGGCGAGCCAGAGGCCATGTCCTATAAGACCATGGGACAAACCTCCGAACTGGAACGTTGGACTGAGATCCTCGACCGAGGACTCGAACGTCTGTTCGAACGGCAACAGCGCGTAGTGCTTGAAAAAGCCAGTGGCGCCAAGGCCAAGAAAGCCCTCACCGATGGCACCCTCGATGTGGACATGATCATGTCACAGGACGTATGGGACAAGCAGGTGGATGAAGACATCCGCCCGGTTCTCAACGCCATCGTCAAAGACGCCACAGAAACTTACTCAGCCAAGTCAGAAAACTACAAAAGTTTGTCACCTGACGACGTCGCTTCCCATGTCAATTCCCAAATGGACCGCATCAAATCAATCAATACCTCCAGTCGAGAGACAATTGTCGACCAAATCCTGCAATCTCTCAAGGTCAAAGACCCAGAGAGGCGCGCCACGACGCTCAGGAGTGCCCTGATCGGTCACTTCACTCACCTTCTGGCCAAAACTAGATCCCAGTTTGCTACCGACGAAGCACGTCGAGCCTGGAATCTGCCTAGCCACTAGACAGTTTCAGTAAACGGGGGTTCCATTTACTGAAACTATGATATTTTCCTCATCCCTTTACACTTCCCCGCCACCTTTGTGACCTATTATGGCGTAAGGACGTAGAGGAGTTTTTCATGCCCGCTACCGTTATGGATAACATCCTGACCAAAGCCACCAATGGGCAGGTCAGCGTCGATGAGGCGCAAGGGATCGTTGAATGCTTTGTTGCTGGTATAGGCAACAAGGACTCCGTCGGTGACATCATTCAGCCAGGAGCATTTGCAGGCAGCCTTCAGCGCCGCAAGCCACGCGTTGTTTGGGGCCACAACTGGAACGACCCCATCGGCAAGATTCTAGAAATCTACGAAGTCGGTCCTAGCGACAACCGCCTGCCGGCGAAGATGAAAGAGGGCGGCGTTGGAGGACTCTACGCCCGAGTCCAATTCAATCTGGGCTCCGAAAAGGGTCGAGAAGCATTCGCCAGTGTCGCTTTCTTCGGGGAAGAGCAGGAATGGTCGATCGGTTACAAGACGATCAACGCAACACAGGACCCGGTACGACAGGCGAACCTGCTAAGGGAAGTGGAACTTTATGAATGCTCCCCCGTTCTCCACGGCGCGAACCAACTGACCGGAACAATTTCGGTCAAGGGCGCAGGGCAAGCGGTCATGGAGCATGAAGAAACGCATGTTGCTGCCGTTGGAGGTCTCGACTTCAGGTTTGACGACTTCGACGAGAAGGACGGGTTGCTCGCAATGATGCCCGTTGAGACTCCCCGAGATACTTCGTCCGATCAAATGAATCGGAAGTTGGAACTCGAGTTGATGTCACGCTCGCCTCAGCCGATCAAACTCATCACCGCTGAGAATGGGATAGCCGTTTTCCATGTGGAACGTTCAGATAACGGGTCGGCCATCTTCCGAGTTCATTACCACTACAACCCAGAATGTGGATTCATGCTTGGACGTCCCGAGCGCGTTATGCCACAGATGGTGTATGCACCCACGAACGAGCCACCCATAATGCGGGTAAAACCGCAGGTCAACCCCAGCAGCAGGTACAGCAACGAGAATGACATGATGCCACGAGTCATGCGCATCGTTCAGAAGTTGACCGACGACCAGAAGTCACTAGAGCCCGATGACCTACTTATCGAGATTCCGCTCGAAAGCGCATTCGCCACGAAATCGCTTCTGGATCCCATCATCGACTACCACGGCGCAGTTGCAGAGGTGGTTAACGAGGGAATCTTTATCCACTCGGGTGCAACTCCTGAATTCATCACCGCCGTGGAAACGGCCACTAAAGGCCTCGGCCGAAGAATCGGGCCGGGCCGTGGGGGCGGTGGTGGCCTGGGAAAAGTGCGGCGCGCAGCGCGCGCCGTATCAGTATTTGACCCAAAGGCCTGGGACGGTGACGGTGACGGGATAGTCCAAGAGGGCACCCCATTCGAACGACCCGCTGTCCCTGGAATTAATACGAACCTTCCCGGGATGCCCAAGACGCGCGTCAAGCCGACTGACTATCCAGATGACCACCGCAAGCGCGGTGACGGCCTCGGTAGACGCGCTCCGATGTACGGCGACGACCTGCCGGAAAGTGTCCGACCTGCGTCCTGGGGACCGAAGAACCCCGCCGCACCTCCTGGGTGGCCGAAGCCTGGGGAAGGGATCTTTGATGGGAGAAACGGTGACGACCTCGTCGAAGACGGACACCCGATTCCATCTATCTTCACACCTAATCGGATACGTCCCTATAGGGGACGTGGTGAGCGGGCAGTCAATGACGTCTACAGGGGCGGACTACGCAACAGGTACTACCTGGCCGGCAAAGACAAGGGGGAATACCCGGACAATTCCGAGTTGGACGATCAGATTTTCGATGCATCGTTTGGCATATCGGGCGAACCCAAGAAACGCTCCGAGATCCTTAAAGAATTCGATATGGACGAGGACGAATTTCACGTTCGCTTCGGACGTGCCATTACAAGGATTAAAGAAGGGGGCCGGGATGATGCGGCAGCGACCAAGTATCTGAAAGAAGAAGCAAAGTGGCATGACGCATCGCCATCCACCGAATCCGGCATTGGCGGAATCATCGGAAATCCGGCAGTCGTCAACCCCCTGTATCGAGACGAAGATGGAAATCTCATCACAGACCCCGCCGACTTGGCCCCCGGCGTTGACCCCGAACCCATCATGCCCAAACTGGATCAACGTACTTTGTCGTGGTTCAAAGGGGCGCTGCTCATGAGGGACAGGGGCTTCGACGATGAAACCATTGACGCCCTACTGGGCCCCCTCACCATCAACGGAGCCAGTCCCAATGTCCCCGAGGGAACCCCCACCCGCGCTCTCAGGCAGGTCGGCTTGTCGCCAACTGTTCCGCCCATGCCCGTGATGAAGAGAGATCCCATTCCCTGGGACGAAATGGAACGGGAATACGAGATTGGTACGGATGGAGACCTGAGCCTCCTCTTTCTCCTCAACGCTTGGTCCCGGCAAGCAGACTTGACGCCGGAAGAGGCAGACGCCGATGACAAAGCCGCTTCAATCCGCGCCCTACTCGATGACACGGTACTCCGAGAAGGGGAGATCCCTAAAGGTCAATCGGGTAAACCTGAGCGTAAACCCAACACGAGCGTATGGGGCGAGCATCGAGAAGATGTTCCCGACAAAGATGAGGAAGTCGAAAGCCTTAGAGACCTCGTACCGGGAGAACTGGTAGCGCCCAAGGCGGCGGAACTCCTCCCGCCGGACGATGGCTCTTTTGCTGCCGAACTAGAGAAGAAGGTCGGACTCCGCTCCTCTAGGCGCGAGATGGAAAGCGACAAACGTAGAGAACTCGCCTCCAACTCCCTCGAAGAAAACCTCGCCTCCCTGTCGGACGCGCTTGGACGCGAACAAGATTGGGAGGATGCCAATCCTGATTTCGATATTGACAACCCCCCGGACGCAGGTCCCAAGGGTTACAGCGACGAACTCGAAGCATGGGGCGACAAGTGGGAAGAACGCGTGGCCATCGAGCACGAGGTCAACGACCTTGTTGAGTTCTTTGAGCAGGAGAATGAAGAATTAAACGAAATCTTCGCGGAACAACGCGAGGTGTCCAAAACACTCACCGAAGACAGGGACCGCCTCGCGCGATGGATTAAACACGGTGAAGGTGATATTGAAAAGTATCTCCTTGAAAACGATAGAGACGGTTATCTGCAACACCTGCGCGATCAGGGCTGGGACGACGCCACGATCCACGAGATGACTGGAAATCCTGAATACCCGGACCACGGGGACGGCATATTCGGTTCCGCCAAGGACTCAATGGACGACATCTTCGAGGGCTATAAGGAATGGGAACGGCTCGAGGGTGAGGTCGGCAACTTCCGCGAGCATGGCCACGGTTTGGACACTGCCAAGCAATTGATACGAGATGCTAGAGAAACTCGTCGTGCCGGAATGGGCTCCCGAAAAAGGGAGTCTCGTAGGGATAAACGCAAGGCGGGCGCTGGTCGAAATAACGAACGTCAAACGACAGCACCAAAAATCGTTAGAGCGGGCGCCGGGCTGGGCCACGACCATGAGGTCTACCCCGGGGACGGCGACTCCCATGAAAGTGCCGCCATCAAACGCGTGTTTTATGACGCCGCCAATCAAGAACTGCAAGTCTGGTTCAGGCAAGCCAGCCAAACCACTGGGGAGGGGTCGATAGCACACGCCTATGTCTATGGGGGTGTCAGCCCGGAGATGGTGGATGACATCAAAAATGTTGAGCAGGTCGGCACCGCGATCAACAAGATAAAGAAGACCGCGACGTACACCAAAAAGCCCAACGGAACATACGACGGAGATCCCCCCTCAATGGCCGACCGCATTGAGAGCGACAAGAAGCGTTTGCTCGATGGCAAAGTACTGATGCCTTGGGCAAAAGAGGCTTACGAGACTGCCCACGACATTATGACGGGCAAAAAGAAGGGGAGCGATTATACAGATCGGCTTCGTATGCTCCAGAGCCTCGACCTTCTTGCGATCACCCTCATAAGCATTGACGAGTCAGCCGCAGCCAACCGACTGCACGAGGCACGCTACAGGGTGACCACCGGTGACCGCGATCGCATCAATCCGCATCCCAGTGGGATCATGGAAATCAAACTCTCCGAGGATGAACTGGTTGGCATCAGGCAAACCATCCGTCACCTGGCAAGTTCGAACTGGTTTAGCGACAACGATCGCGTCAAGTCGGCCATGAAGATACTCGACAAGAAAGTCGAGGACGCCAAGGCTGGAGCATTCCGTATCAACACCGCTGAATACAAAGAAATCATGGATGCATTTACCGCCATGCGTGCCATGGATAGCGCGGGCGTACACATGCAACTC